TTAAAAAATCGTTATGCTGGTAACAGTGGTACTCCGGGTAAATATTAAGATGTAACTTAGACTTTTGAAGAGGGTAGAGCAATCTATCCTCTTTTTTTTGTGTCTATTGGTTTTGTGCATAGTGTTACTAACGCTCCGCACGTGACCTCACCTTGTTCCCTACTGGGGATTGCAAATGCTACAAAAGATGTAAATATGTGGAGTACAAGTGATAAGGATTATATTTTGAATACACTTGATCAAGTACATATTTATTCTGTCTTTCTTAATGTTCCTGAAACAGAGATAAATAATTGTATTTGTTTACGCAATTATAAAATCTCTAATCCTCTTCGTTATGATCCTAATCCTTCAGTTAGTTTTAAATGGTATGGTAATAAACTGATATTTCGTGATTTTGCTGATTATCGTTATCGAGGTGATGTATTTGAGATTGTTGGTCTAGTTCTTAAAAAGAATTGTACTAATAATAAAGACTTTGTTGAGATATGTTCTAATATCATTGAATATGCCTCCGATGTTCTTAATGATTCACCTTACGTTAATCGTGTATATCAAGCTCAGAATAAGATTATCAATAATGAATTTCGTGTTATTACAACTATAAATCGTAAAATGACTTTTTATGATTATAGGTATTATAATCAATTTGGTGTTACTAATGATCTCGTAGATAAATACGTAAAAGCTGTTGAATCTTTTAAGATTGATGGCGTTAGTAATCCATATTATTATACTCGCCATGATCCTTGTTATGAATATCAAGTTAATGATGGTTGTATTAAACTCTATTTTCCATTTAGAAATAAGCATACTGCTAATCGTTTCATTACTAATAATAAGTGTCCTCTTGAAAATCTTGAAACTTTAACTGATACTAATTATAAGTTGATTGTTAAGTCTCAAAAGGATAAACTATTGATGTTACGAATACTGAGAGAGTTGAGAATTAATGATGTTGGAGTTTATGTGATTGCAAGTGAAACTGCTAAACTTCCTGATGATATTGTTGATGTTTTACGAAAGACTACTAGGATTCAAGTTTATATTATGCTTGACACTGATAATACTGGTCTTACTTCCGCTATCGAATATGAAAAGAATTATGGCTTTATCGCTTTGTTCATGACTAAAGGTTATAGTGCTAAAGATCCTACAGATTTAGTTCGTATTACAGATTACAACTTCGTTAAGAAAAAGTTTTCTAATATGTATTTAAATGAGATCGTAAATGGTAAAAAAAGAGGAGTTGTGCTCTGATGCGCAACGGCTATTATGTGAGGGTGTTCCTCTTAGAGCTTTAGGTGATGGTACTAGGTACTTCTTATATCCTATGAATAAGACTGATTATAATATTGTTATTGATGCTGTTAAACAGCTTCGTGAAGCTATGAGTAAGATGTCTTATCAAAATGCTCAAATTAAACTAAATCAATTCGTTCATACTTGGGGTTTTAATCCTTTTAAAGAAGGTGCATTTATGGGCGAAACTAAGATTAAGTCTGATGAGGACTTTAAGATTGTTGAAACTCTCTTTGAAGTTGTTCAAGGTAAACTTCACAATAAACAAGCATTAACTGGTAGTTATCAATGTTTTTGTCATAAGAACTTTAAAACTATCGCTTATGCTCCTCATAAGACTATTCGTGATTCTTGGAATTGTATGCTGATTGCATATAATAATCCTACGCATTGTATTGTTTTATTTCATAATGTTGATGAAGATGGCAACCGTATATGGGGATGATAATGTTACTACTCTTTACAAGCGTGATGCACTGGGGCGTATCGTGTTTTGGAGAATCGAGACTGATGGAAGCCACGAGAGGGTGTCATACGGCTTGTTTGAGCGACTTTCAGACGTCGGACAGGTAATTGTATCAGCTTCAACAAAGACCTCTTATAAAAGCCAAATCAAGCGTAAAATCGACCGAGGATACAAGACGGCAGAAATGTATGGTGTTACTAGTGATATGTATGAGAGTGCTAATCAACTTCATGATCTACTAGATAACGTCATTCCTAAATTTGCTACTGATGCAAATAATGTTGATAAACCTATGAAGTGTCAAAAGTGGAAAACTGGCATTTTTGATTATTCTAATGGTGCTTTTGCTGATCCTAAGATTAATGGTGTTCGTTGTACTATTAAGTTAGATGAAGTTGATAATGGATTATTTGGTAAAACTAAAGAAGTTGTTATTAGAAGTAAAGAAGGTCTTCGTTATAATGTAAAACATATTGAAGATGCTTTTATGACTTACATTTATTGTACTCCCGATTATAGAAATATTACTTTTGATGGTGAGCTTTATATTAAAGGTCAAAAGAATACTACTATTGGTGGTGCTGCACGTAATCCTAAGAATCCTCTTCATAAATATCTTCAATTTGTAAACTTCGATCTTAGTATTCCTGATGTTTCTAATAGAGATCGTTATCATCTTCGTAGAGATATTTTGAATAAAGCTTGGTTAAATGCTACATCTTCAAATTCAGATGCTATTTATATTCAGTTTAAACCTGAAGAGCATGATGCTACTAAAAGTGCTAAAATAGTTTCATTATGTTCTATTAGCATCAAAGGTGATTCTGATGTTGAAGCTTATAGAGATCGTTGTATTGCAGCCGGTTATGAGGGTTGTGTTGTTCGCTCTAAGATTGCAGAATATAAATTCGGTTCTCGTCCACAAACTATGATGAAAGCTAAGAAGTGTGAAGAGACTGAATGTTTGTGTTTAGATATTCTCGTTGATCCTATAACTAAAATTGTTGATGGTTATGAGGTAGTTTATAATTATGCTAAGTTCAAATGTAAGAATGATTTAAATGCTGAAACATTTGAAGTTAAGCCTACAGCTGTTTATAATGGTAATACTGATAATACTATGACAAGCGATTATATTCTTAGTCATAAGAATGAGTTTATCGGTAAAATGCTTGCTATTAAGTTTTATGAACGTACAGATAAGAACATTCCGTTTAATGCTAATGCTTACGGAGTTCGTGATTATGAATCTAACGATTAATTACATATAATGGAAGATACAAATCCTTTTAAAGAAGAAGAGGAAATTAAACAAGACATTCCTGTTGATAGTTCTCCTTCTAAAGCTGAAGAAGAATTATCTGCACTTGCTATTACAACTGAGAAGTATAAACCTATTGTAATAAATGGTGTTTCAATTCCGTCTGTTGTTAGAACAGATGCTCCTGATAAACCATATATAGTTACAGAGCCTCGAACTGTTACTGATTTATCTAAGGATGAAGTTGATTGGCTTAATACCAATATTAATTTCATTCTTGATGCTACAGGTGAGTTTATTCCTGTTACTAGTGGTAATCAATTTGTATTCTATCAAACTCTTTTGAAAATTCAGTATTATATTTATGCTCATAATATTCCAATTGAGTTCTTTGATGGTAACAATGAAAAAGCTCGCTATTATAAGATTTGGAATATCGGTTATTTGATCGACAATGAAAATTATGATAGTGCTTATGAACCTCAATTTCATATTTGTGTTGATAGTAACATGAGTGCTGAAGTTGAGTCTCGTGATCATGCTATTAAGATGTTTAACAGATATACTTATAATCTATTTAAGGAGGCTGTGAAACTTGTAGATTATAAAGTCCCTAGAGGTAGTTCTTTAGCTATTGCTAAATGTTCTGCGAGACTTATATTCGATACTGTTGAAGATTTTGAAGCTTGGATTAAAAATAGTGTTATTCCAGCTACAGAAGCTCCTACGGATAATAATATTCTTTCATTCTTCCCTAAACTCAACCCTTTGTATCTAAATTCTAAAGTTAGAACAACTGATACGTTTAGTTTCTATGCTAATCCTAAAGCGTGGATTGCTCAGAATGAAGCCGGTAATACTTATAAAGCTAAGTTTAATATTTTAATGTTCCCTGAGTTTATTGGAGCATTAACTATTACAACTTATCATTCAGCCGCTAAGACAATTGAGGTTAATATGGAACAACTTTCTAATCGTCTTAAAGCTATTGCAGAAAGTCATATTTATAAAAAGGCTTAGCTATGGATGCTGTTAGTAGTGTTACTAAAGAAATGTTTCGTAGATATTTTATAGCGGCACTTGTTAGCATTGGTATTCCACTTGATCAAGCTAATTTGTTTTGTTGTATGAATCAACGTAAACGTCTCATGGATTTTGGTATTTGTACCGTTATTTCTATTAAGCTTGATGAGTTTATGGAAGCTAGAGTTCCTGATTATAAAGGTTGTATGCCTAAAGATGATTGGGAAGCTATTATAAATTATAACTTTTCAGATGATTAAGATATGAAAGTTGTTATTACTAAACACTTTCCTTTTGGTAAGTTTGTTGCTATTAATATGTTTGCTAGACTTTATCTTAAGGATAAAGATAAATCTAGGCTTACATCAATGATTAGGTATCCTAATAGATATTTTAAACTTATTCAACATGAACGTTCTCATACTAAACAACAGAATGACCTCTTAGGTATATTCTTTTATGTATGGTACGTCATTGAATGGTTCTTTAAACTCTTCACTGAAGGTAAGGCTTATCGTGAACTTTGTTTCGAGCGTGAAGCTAGAGCAAATGAGACTAATGTAGATTCTTATAATGTTATTGTACATTACAAAAATGATAAAGCTTATACTATTATACAAGATAGTATTCCTATTTGTACTTACTATGACATTAATGATGTTATCAAAAATATTGATAATATTAAGTATCTTGAGTTTAAACCTTTGAATGTTAAAGGTAGTCTTATTAATCGTAAGTGGGGTAGTTGGTTGAGATATGTATTTAAAAGATAATATGGGTTGATTTCTTATTCAATTATAGCCTATGCTGTGAAGCACGCTGTTGAAGCCGCTGGTCTTAATTGACTAGCGGCTATTTTTGTTTAATTTAAAATTGTTATTATGAATTTTGAAGAAGCTATTGAACGCGTTAAGACTCGTTCTTATATTGCTAGACGTGCTAATTGGGATAATGATGTGTTTATATTTGCACAAGTTCCTGCTGATATAAATGAAGAAACTATTCCTAAAATGCAAAGTCTTCCGGAAGTTGTTAAACGTGAGATTACAGAAGTTGGTATCACTAGTCTCAGCTATCAAAATCAAATTTGTAAGTTTGATAATGGTGATATTACTTATTATACACCTACTGGTGATGAGATTTTTGCTAATGATTGGGAAACTAAGAGTGATGATACTCTAGCTGAGTGGGAAAATATATGACACCTGAAAGTGTAAATGCTGTTATAGATTCTCCTAAAGGTGCTATATTATGGAATGAGAGAATTGCTATGTTTAATAAAGCTTGTGCAATTGATCCTCATGATACAGTAGTTGTTGAAGAATTATCTGAACTTATTAAAGCTGTTTCTAAGATTAATAGATGTCATAATAATGAGCATCTTAAAAGTCTTATGGAAGAAATTGCTGATGTTAGAATTGTTATTGAGCGTATCATGTGTAAATATAATATTAAAGAAGACGATATTGATAAGCTCGTAGTGTTTAAAATAAATCGCTTTATTGATCGCTATGACATCTAAAAATAAAAATGATCAAGTAAATCATCCTAAACATTACACTTCTGATCCTAGTGGTATTGAATGTATTGATGTTACTCGTCATAGAAATTTTAATATAGGTAATGCTATTAAATATCTATGGAGAGCTGGTCTTAAAGAAGACAAAGATCGTAAGCTTATTGATAAACAAGTTGAAGATCTAAATAAAGCTGTTTGGTATCTTGTAGATGAGATTCATCGTCTTGGCAGTAGATGTACTGTTAAGACTGATTCAATTAATACTTGCTTACCTATTGATAATGAGAGTATCATTAATGCAACTTTAAATTATCATGAAAAGATTAATGGCCAAGATGTAAGTATTCTCGGTCTATCTAATGGTAATAGCGGTATTAGATTTAATATTGCAGATCATCTTAAATCTATTCTATTAGATCTATATCATATTAAAGTTGAAAATGGTGGACAAACTAAACTTGATATGTGATGAAATTTGTTAGACCTGTTAGTGTTATTCATACAGCTCATAATCTTAAAGGTGGCTTACAATTAGCTGAATTTGCCGGTCGTCTTTGTTATAAATCTGAAGGTAAGATTGAACCCGGAAGTTACGTTAAGTTTCTTTTGATGCTTATTGATAAAGGTCATACTTCGATTCTTGAGCATTGTCCTATTTATGTTTGTGGTTATCATGATATGATGAGTATTGAAATGATAAACATTAGGCATTCTGCTTTTTCTCGTTTTGTTTTTGATATTAAAGATGCAAGACCTGATTCTCATTTCTATTATATCTACACTAATCTTCGTGTTGTATATAATGAAAGTCCTGAATTAGCTAAAGCTCTTATTCAGACTTCTACTATGGAAGGTAATGAGATTTGGAAAGCTCATGGTGTTGCTTGGTTTGTTCCAAAATTCGATCATCCTTTCGCTCGTATGAGTGCATATATAACTACTCTTAGGAGTGTTGTTGATGAACTTGTACGTGAACGTGTTCAATCAGATGCAGTTGAATCAACTCGTTGGTGTGATTATTCTAATGAAGGTAGATTTGATGGTATTTCTTTTTGTCTTCCTCATTGGGTTGAAGATTCGACTTTTAGTGCTTGTTTTAAGAGATTTCTTAAAGATGTTGAAACTATTGAAAAGAATGAAGATAAAATTCAACGTCTTTATGATCTTGAAGATATTGCTTTTTGCTTATATCAAAATGATACTAATATTGCAAATAAGCGAGCATATCATTATATTAGATGCTGCATTATGGATGAGATCTTTTATAATGAAGCTAAAGATGAACTTGATTTACCTGCTCAAGATGCACGTGAGTATTTGTTCTTAGGTGTTAAGAGTGAAATGTATTATACTGGCTTTAATAAAGAGTGGGATAACATCATTAATAAGCGTCTTTATGATAAGTATGGTAAAGCACATCCGAATATGCACATTACTATGCAACAATGTAAAGATCATCTTGATGTAATTAGAACTTCTCAAAAAGCTATTACTGATTCAGATCATGGCGGAGAAAGTGAAAGTGCAGGTGAATAGATTACCAGCATTTATACCTCTTGATATTTATATTAAATATTACGGTAAACCTACTACTGTATTTGAACAAAGTAATTTAGATTTACCTGTAAGTTATTATGATACTCTAACTGAAGGTATGAGTCTTATTCATAGACCTTTTGTTGCAGGTTGGGCTAGTGTTCCTACTAATACTTTATTAGTTAAGGATACAATGGTTCGTTTTAAAGAGATTGAAGATTATAGTCATTACCAAACTGAATTGAATTTCGATGAATCTGTTTGAAATACAAGCTAATATTGATAGGATATTAGAATATGCTGCTGAGAATGGTGGAGATATAGAAGAAAGTGGTGCTGAGGAACTTGCGATTAGTGAAGAAGAACTTGGTGAGAAACTTTATGCTTATGCTTTTGTTATAGATCGTTATAACACTGATATAGCATTACTTAAACAATACAAGCAAGCTCTTGATGATCGTGTTAAACGTACTGAGAAAAAAATTAAACGTCTTAAAGATGTTATAGCTGAATGTGCGTATAAGTATGGTGAACCGGTATTAAAGAAGAATGCTGAAACAGGTATTAAAGAACCTACTGGTAGTATGTCTCTTAAATATCCGAATATTACTATTAGTGTTCGTAAAGGTCAGGAAGTTGTTACAGATACGGAAATGTTTAATAGCTTTCTTAATCAAATGTATCAATATTTTGAAAATCCATCTGTTGATACAGTACCTGCGAACATTGATGCAATTAAAGGTTTTATTGATGTTAAACTTGATAAAGGTTTAAATCTTGATAAAGCTAATAAGATTAAAGCTATTCTCGCTGAACATGGAATTGCTTTTGAAGAAGGTGATTTCAAATTCTATGTTAATAGTACTAATCTTAAAGAAACATTGAATCAATCTCCTGAAGGTCTTGATGCTTGGACGCTTCAAGAAAAGGATATTGTTACAATTAAGAAATAAACTTCTATTGAAACAAAGTATATTATGCCTTTTGTAAATTATCAAAGACGTCCTCTCGTATTTAATGAAATGGGTAAACCTATCAATGATTTGAGTATGGAGGATGCTATTAAAAAAGCAAATCTTGATTATAAAGTAGGTATTAAAGAGACTCGTGTTCGTCTTGAAGATCCTGCTAATCCAGGTAGCTTTCTGTTATATAAAGTTCCTAACAGTTTTGCTACTTATAGAGAAGATACAAATCATGTATTTGGTGCTGTTGGTTCTAAGTACGAAGTTGTACAGAACTCTGTAGCTCTTGATTTTATTAATCAAATATGTGATTACGATAAGAGTGTTCGTATTGAAACTGCCGGTTGCTATAAGAATGGTGCAAGTATGCTTGTAACTGCAAAATTCCCTGATGCTATCACTATTGATAATAAAGATCTTATTGATAAGTATCTCTTATTTACCAATAGTCATGATGGTTCTGGATTAATCACGTGTGCTGTTACAAATATTCGTGTTATTTGTAATAATATGCTTAATCAAGCTATTAAAAATGCAACACAACAGTTTTCTTTTAAACATACAAAGAATGTTCACAACGCTATTATGAGTGCTGTAAATAGTATTCGTGCTACGCATATCTATCATGAAGCTATGCAAGAATCTATGCAAGCTCTTAAAGCCATTAATATTAAATCTAATAATATGACCGGCTTTGTGTATAATCTGTTTCTTAATGATGAACAACAAGAGCACATGAAGCTTAGAACTAATATCTTTGCTGCTGATAAGGATATTATTTCTACTAAAACTCAAAATAAAGTCAAAGCTGTTCTTGATACTATTGAGAATGGTGTTGGTCAAGAGTTACATCGTGGTACTGTGCTTTGGCTTTATAATGGTGTGAGTTGTTATCTGAATAATGTTGTTGATTATAAGTCTTCTGAAGATCGCTTTGAAGCTCTTACTAAAAAAGGTGCTTATAAGCTAAATCAAAAGGCTTACGATCTTGCCTTAACGGCACTAAGAGCTGCATAATGGAAGAAACTAAAACACATACGTGTTATATTGAAGTTGATGGGAATGTGATTACTCGTGATGCAAATGGAACTCTTATTCAAGAATTTACTGGTAATTGGTCTGTTTTGCATAAAGTGTATAGATTCGCTACTATGACCGCTGCTGAAAAGCAAAAGCATAAGCGTCTATCTCCTAATCTTTATATTGGTAGTATTAAGTATGTTATGAGGCATCCGGGTACTAACAATAGTTTTGTTGTTACTTCTACTCAAATTAAGAAGATTCTACCTTTCATTGTTAATGTGAATAAAGTTAGCTTTGGTGGACTGAGCGAATGTGGTGAAAGTGAGGGATACTATTAATACTTCTAAGCATAGTGCTGTTACAAGTGCTATGCTTAGTTCCGCTCCTGACCACACCATGTTCCCTACTGGGGTTTGGAAAGCTACTCTTAGCGTTTCTAATGCTAGTCGTATTAACGTTAGTACAAATCATCATAGCCGTATGGTTAAAACAACTTCAATAGAGGCTCATAGAGACACTTTCTTTTGTGATATGAACTAATTATCGTCTGCCAATAGATAATCAATATATGAAGCCCGCAGGTGGCAAAAATGGCATTGTGGAGCATTGCAGACCCCGGTAGAGGGATAGATGTGGAACGGGGCGGAGCGTTTGCAATGACACGAGTAGGAGCATGAGTAGTATAGATACAAGAAGAGAGAGGACTGACAGTATTATCTGAAAGCCCTCTCTCATTTTTTTTAGTCCAACAGCAAGTCCTTACTTATTCGCCTCAACGATCAACTGCAATATCGGATTCTGTTGCATATAATATGTATTGTTTTTCGGAAGATAAAGAAGCTTATTTTGTTGATTAATAAGCGGAATAGATTTCTTAAGAGCAATCCAACGTTTATCTTCACCTTTATAAACACCTCTATCATACATCATTTCTTCATCTTCAACGATAAATGGAGCGATAAGAGTCCAATAAAGAAGTTTAGTAACATTAGTTATACTAGTCTCAAAAGGAATAGGAGCTTCCATAGTACGTTTATAGAATGAATAAAGACCCATAGGAGAAGTTTCATAAAGCTCTGTTTGAACACCATAGATCGTATAAGAAGCTAGAGCAAACAGAAGACTTTCGTCTAATTCATCGTCATCATCAGATGCTGCATACATAGCACCTGCCATAATACTAAGACCTGCAAAAGTTGCAAGATTAAACATAGCTCTTCTAATATTAGCTTTTTGATTTTGAGGAAGAGTATTATATCTAAAGTTAATATCTTTAAACCAATACATAAGACCAATAAAACCATTGAAAACAGCTTTAGCTTTAACAGCAAAGTCTATATCTTCTTCATTTTCCGCAGCTTTATCAATAGTTTCTCTAAATCTATTACGCATATTAGCACTTATAAACTGTAGCATATCAGTATAAGCACCACTACGATAAGATTCAAGTCTCTCATCATATATGATTTTACCAACACGTTTACCCCAATAACGAATGAAGTTAGGACGAAGCCATTTACGGAATTGAAGTATCACCTCTCCCCACATCTTACCAGATAGCATAGATTTATCGAAAGTATTATAAATACCATGTAAGCTATGATTAACACCTTTAACTTTACCTAAGAACTTAGCAAAATCCTCAAGAGTTATATTACTTCCAGTTTTAATTGAAGCGATACCATCTTTGAGTTCAAAAGCATCATATATAACTTGATTCTTTTCAAACTCAACTCTAGCATTCTTAAGACCTTCTTTATAAGCCTTAGCGTAATTAGATTTCCATTCGTTAGTAAAGTTATTAGCACGATAAGCAATAAATCGAGAAAGATAATCTATAAATTCAACGTTATTACCTTTAACAGATTCTTGTTTATCTTTATATGCTTTATACTTAGTATAAGTTTCATCATCAACCATATCTCTAAAGAGACGTTCTCTAAGTGAGAATACGAATTGATCATAATTCATAATAGTACCTGCAACAATGCGATGAGTTTGCATAGCTGACAAGAAAGTAGCGAATTGCAAATAATGCTCACCAATAGTATTAGGAGCAAACATCACATTATCCCATTTAGACATACCAAGAGAAACAATGTTAGTCTTAGTATCAACTCCAGCTTCAATATGATCTTCAAAAATATTACCTGCGAGCTTCATCAATGCAGCATCAAGATTATCACAAGTATATTCTCCGAGTGAAGCCCACAATGAAGGAAGAGCTTTAACATACATTTCATGAGCTTTAAGAAGTGTAGCTTGTGTTGTAAATTCACCTCCGGTAGCTTCACTGACAATGTTTATATGACCAGTACCAATATTCTTCAAAGCAGCAGTTAAGTTCATCCACATAAGTGATTTACTATTAACAGTATGAAGAACATTTAAAATCTGATCAGCAGCACTATTTATACGATTCTTACCTTCAAAAGCATCATAGAATTTCTTAAATCTATCAAATGCTTCTGTTTCTTTACCTTTACGAGAAACAACTTCAGTTTTATGAGTATAAAGAGATAGAATCTTATTAATAACATTCTTACTCTTAACACCATATTCACGAGCTTGAAACTCAGGCATAGCAAGAATAGTTTGCAGAAGATTAAGTTCAGGCTCAAAATCACGATTAACTTTAATACGTTTAAGTTGATTAATATAATTAAGAGTAACGTTCATAGGGTCAAAGTTCATACGATCTCTAACATCACCTAATTGTTTATCAGATAACTCTTTATTATATTCAATAATATCTGCAATAGAAGTAATAGGTTTATAATAACCTCTATGTTTAGCTATTTTATTAGCTTTTTCAATTAGAGCATCATAAGCTTCTTTATTTGTAATAGCGTAGAGATCATACTTAATACGACCTATAACTTCTGGACGATTAAGTGCAGTAGCTTTAAGATAATATTGAGTCTCTCCACTAAGTGTATTTTTATAATCATCTTCTTGCAACTCATGATAACCAACAAGTTGTTTAAGAGCATTAACATGATTAGCAGATATGAAAGTCGGGAAGAAACTAGCAGATCTAACAGTGTTAGGCATTGCAACATCATTAAGCTCTGCAAATAGTTCTTGCATTTCAATCATCATATCAATATCAGAATGAGTAAGTTTACTAAACTTAGCGTCTCTATAATCAGCTTTTGCAGTTTGAACTTGAAGAAGAACTCGATTAGTAGTTTGACCTCTAACACTAAGTTTAATATTATTAGCTTCAGCAAATTTCTTACGAATCTTAGATTTATAGACACGTTCAATTAGCTTAGTATAATAGTATGCTTCTTCGGCACTAAGATTAGGAAAATACTTCTTAGGATTATTATATACATCTTCAAGATCAAGTTCAAGTCTACCTTTAACAATTTTGGCAGGCATTGAAACATTCATAGTAGAATATATAGTTTTACCTACAGCACGAACTCTTTTCTTATGTTCTTCCTCAAGTTTAGCAAGAGCATCTTGAGCTTTCTTAACTGTAGCAAAATCATCAGATTCTAACAAAGGTTCTAACTCAGATCTTCTCTTAATATAATCATCGTATTCACGAGCTTTACCAATTTGATAATCGTAATTAGCTTTAGTCATATCAAATGGTGTAACAAGTTGACAATTAGCTTCATTAATGAATCTAGCTCTAAAGTCATTAGAACGAGATTGAGAAAAAGTCATATCAGGTTTACCATTAGACTTTTCTTTATAGAATCTATCATACTTCTTAAATAATGCGAATGTACGCTTGTTATTATTGAAAGCAAATTCAGTAGCATTAAGAGTATGGAACTCATATTGAGAAAGAACTGTATCGATGATTGGAATACCACTTTGAGCAGCAGAATCTAACCATTTAATAACAGTAGATAAATCAAGATTATCACCGAGCATACGACGAATATTCTCTTGAATATCTCTTTCATTTATAGTATAAACGCCAATTTCATCAGCATTAAAACCGTTTTCAACAAGCTTATCTTGAATATACTTAAACTTAGTATTGAAAGCAGGATTATGACTTCTTTGATTGATTAAGAAACCAAAGTAAATCTTAGAAGCATCAACAACTTTACGTTTAAGAGGCATAATCTCAGCATATAAACCTTTAAGATTAAGAAGAGCTTCATTAAATTCTGCAATACTATCTTTAGTATTTTGAGAAGCATTTTCAAAACTAGCTTCGTCAATAGGATTTAGATCTTCAATATAAGCTTGAGACTTTATAAGACTACTGAGTTTATTCAGATCAGTAACCCATTGTTTACGATCAGCAATAGTACCTTTAGTCCAAAGCTTAAATATAGTATCAGTATCCATTGGCATTTGAATAGCTTTAATCATATCTTTAACATTTTCTAGTATATTAGCATTATACTTAAATGTTTCAACATAATTAGGAAGACTATTCATATCTCTACCAAGTCTAGCAATTTCACTTTGAGCTTTAGCATTAAGTTTATCAAGATTAGTATTAAGTTCACCCATGAGATTCATTTCATCTCTAAGAAGCTTAGTATTACCAATAGCAGTCTTTTCAACTTCATAAAGAGTATTAATAAATTCAAGGTTCGGCATACTAATTCCAGTATTATCATCAGCTATGAACTCTGTATCTAAGACTTTAGAGAACTTAGGAGTTGAGCTATTAATAGTATGAACAGTAGTATTAAGATCCTTTTTAATACCAATGTAATCAATTATAATATCATTGATACCATCAGCTTGAATTGCACTAACATTAGCCGGATTTAGCCTTTGAATAAGCCTGTCTAAGCCCTTAAAAAGTTGTCCTTGTATTGTTAATCGTTTCAATTGAGAAAGCGTCTCTCCGTTGCCGATAAGTGCCAAATTTTGGATTTCTGAGGGCAGTGTATCGGTATCGAAAGTGTCATTGATAGCGGCCTGCAATGGAATAGTAGTAATAGCAGAAGTATCAATAAGACCTCTATATGTATCAGATTCATTACCAATATAAATTGTATAATCAGCATTACTTGTAGCAGCATCTATAGCTGACGTAAGACTGTTATGAGTTTCTACATTAGTAACAGACGAATTAAATCTACGATAGAACTTACTCAAAATAGTAGCAAGTTTTTCGTATATCTCTTGGGCTTCAATGTTATATTTATAATAATCATTAGCTGTAGTAAGATATTCAGATTTAAACGTTTTATTAATAGGATAATAGAACGTGCAATCATTAATATCAAAACGCTTATAAAGCATACCTTCAGGTAATTGAGCTTTGTAAGTCTTTTTAAGACCAGTAAGTTCTTTATCAATTACCTTTTCACGAGTCTTAAGATATATATCATCAGCATAACTAGAATTA